AACAATACAATTACACGCACTAAATAAAGCTATAAATAAAACTGGAACTCCTGATTTAGAAATAGCTAGAACTACATACGTTTTAGAGATTGCTAAAGATAAAACTTTTTTAGATCAAATATTTTCAACAGGAGTATTTTCTTCTTTTATAAATGAGTTAATAAATAAAAAAAGTACAAAAATAAAAGACTCAGATTATGCCACAGATAAAAAAATGGATCCCCTAGAAAGATTCCAAATTTATTCTAAATATGGGTTTGCTACTAATTTATTAGGAAATAAAGAAGATATACGTTTTTTACAGCCCGTTGATTTTGAAGAATTATTAAAGGCCTATGTAATACCATATCAAATAAACCAAGAAATAATTAAAGGAACATCTACTAACCATCCTGTTTATATTCCTTTGGGTTTAATTTTAATGATATTAAATCACGCGTGTACTATATATGATAGTAAAGAAATTGGCAAATTTCAAAGTCCTTTAGTATATATTGATTTTAATCCGGAATTAAATTTTTGTCTTACAAATACAAAACAATTAAGTACAGATCCTTGGACGTGTTTAATTCCTTTTGAAGGTAGTTTTGAAGATTACAAAGAACTATTTGATAAAGATATACTAACTAATGATAATAAAGCTATACAAGCTACAAGCGGCAGTAAAGAAATTGTTCCTTTATTTAATCCTAAAACAGATGATTTTTTAAGTGGAACGCTTCCTAGATTAAAATTTGATGAAAAAACAGATTCAGATTTTGCAAATGCTTTAAACTCATTTTTATTTCCTTCAATGGCTCAAAAAGAATCAGGAAATATATACAGAGGAAAAGTAATGAATATTTTATTGAATATAGATTACCTAGTTAACTTAGCACAGCAATATAGTTATAAAGATGGAACTAATAGTGTATACTTAAAAACATACATTGAACAAATACTTTCTGATGTAAATAAATCTTTAGGTAACTTTAATGCATTTAGACTTTCTTATAATGATGCTGCAAATACATTTCAAATAGTTGATGATCAGTTTATACCGTCCCTATCTAGTGAAGAGCAAGTAACTCCTAAAAGTAATACTACAGAACTTCCTTTGTCTGGTAAGTTTTCTATAGCAAAATCTTTAGAAATAAAATCTGAAGTTAGTAGTAAACTTTCTAATATGTTAGCAATTTCTGCTAATGCTAATTCATCTAATAAAGCAACACTATCAACTAATGGAGATTCGTTTGGATTTGTGAATACAGCATATTCAGATAGATTTGTAACTATTAGAGGAGAAATAACAGGGAGCGGTAAAAAAGATAATGATTCATTAAAAATATCAGCAGCACAATTTAATAGTACTATATCAGATTTTTATAGTAAGATAAACCCTTCTCAAACTAGCGTAGCTCATGCTACAAACTATTATATAGAAAAAATGTCTTTAATAAAAAATGAAGACTACGCAACTAGGGCTGCAGCAATGATACCTGTGTCTGTTAACTTTACTACAGATGGTATATCAGGTCTAGGAATGGGCCAAGCATTTACAGTACCAGATCAGTTACTTCCATATACTTATACTACAAGAAAAATACCAGGAGCTCCTCAAGATTATATTAATAATGTTGGTTTTGTTATGGTAGGATTAACTCATACTATAGAAAATAATCAATGGAATACTGCTGTTAGAGCAAATATGATTTATCTAAAAGATAAAACAGCATTTTCTGGAAGTGTTGTTAAAGTAGATAGCGCAACTGGAGTATTTGGAGTCAATTCTAGTAGAGTTTCCCAAGACGTTTTGTATCCAACAACATCAGGAACTTGTAATGATCCTTATGTAGATACAAATTTAAATAAAGGATGGACAGGCAAAAAACAATCTTTCCAAAGAACTATTATAGATCCTAATGTTGAAGGTCCTAAATTAAAAGCTATATATGGAGACGTTTTAACAAAAGCAATTTTAGCTACTATAAAAATAGAGCAGAATTTTAGAGGTTTTAATTATAATTTTGGAGGATTTGATATTACGTCCGGGGGTTGGGAATTTAATCCTCAATTACATAATGGATATGTTGTAGCTAAAGAAGGAGGTACTAATTTATGTAAAGCATTTGTATCTTTTATTAATTTTGAAAGTTTTATTTCACAAATAGTTTCTAGTTTTAAAAGAAAAGGATTCGAATCAGCTTTAGATGCTAATGCATATGCAAAAATATGGTATGAAAAATGGAATGGTTTTGGAGTCAGAACTAAATATCCAAATAGACCACCTGCAGAAGTAGATGCTGAAGCACTAAGAGATGCGGCAAATATTTGGAACTCTATAAACGTATAATATGCCATTAAGATACTATCCATCATACGCGACTATAAATAATCTTACTACTAATGGAGCAGAATTTTTTTTAAATGGAGTTCCATATTCTGGTAAATATTATGAAACAATAGATAGTGAGTTTTATTCTGGACCTAATCCAGAAACCGGCCCAAGTCAAAAACTAACAAAAATAAATAATTATGTTGGCGTACCAGGATTAGATAATATTCAACTTTCTTTTAAAAGTCAAGAAGAATTAATTACAAAAACAAATGTAACTTCTAATAGAATACAAGGTCAACCAGGATCTTTTTTCCCTCAACCTACACAAGAAGATTATACTAAGGGTTATATTACTAGATATTTTACAAAGAAAGAAAATGAAAAAGGTTATATAATTGAAATATCTAGAGAAGAATATAATGATATTGTTAATGGAGATACTGATTATGATATTAGATTATATCAGGTAACAACAATACTTTGGAAATTAACTGGACCTTTAAATAATACAAGAAAATCTCAATACAATATAATTCCTGGTATTATTGAAACAAATAAGAGGCTTACAGAATCAGCAAATAAAAACTTTTTAGGCATAGTAGAATTTATTGGAGGTGACTATACAAAATTTGCAAGACCTACTATGTAAATAAACTATCTTATATACAAATAGTTTTTGTATATTTGTACTTAATAATAGGTTATGTATTTCATCATTGAAGATAAAGAACAATTGAGTCGTTTAGAAATGTCTGACCAGGCATTTATTCAAGTAGTTACTTCAAATGATTATTACCATCCAAAGTTAGCTAGAGTAAGCTTAGTTTATTATCATAATTCTACGAAAGGATATATCTTTGTAATTAATCACTCTGAAGGATTTAGTTTAGATCTTAAATTAGTTGAAACTTTTTTACAAGCTCATAATAAGATCTACCTTCTTGATAAGAAGTCTCATTCATATTTTTTAGATCTACCTAATTCTATTGATGTACAATTTATCTGTTTAGATAAAAATAATGAATATAGTTCTTTTGAGTGCAATACACCAGTCCATAGAGACTTTTATATCAAGCATCCTATTTTACCTACTATAAACGAAATCATTCCTATTTCTAAGCACTATGAGAAATGCGAATGTTTATACCAAATGGTAAAAGACTATTTTGAACTTGAGATGGATATAGAACTTCAAGACAAATTAGTAGATGCATATAAAACAGTTGAACAAGCAGGAATAAAAGTTGATCTTAGCTGCCTAAATAAAAAGTATCAATTCCAGCATAAAGAATATTCTCTTTTAGGAGATACAATTTATTCTTACTATAATCTTTACAATTTAACAGCTAGACCTACTAATTCTTTCAATAGTGTTAACTTTCTAGCCATACCTAAAGATAAAGACTTTAGAGAATGTTTTGTACCTAAAAATGACTATTTGGTAGAGTTTGACTTTGATGCGTATCATTTAAGATTAATATCCGGCCTTATAGGATTTAAACCTCCTAAAGAGTCTATGCACAACTACCTGGGACGCGCGTATTTCAACACCACCGAGCTCACGGATGAACAGTATAAAGAATCAAAGGCCATTACATTTAAGCAGCTCTATGGTGGCATAGAACAGCAATACCAACATATAGAGTTCTTTAGCGCATTAGGACAATTCATAGAACAGGAATGGAAGAAGTACAATGCCCACAAAGCTTTGATTTTGCCTACCGGCAGAATATTAAAGAAGCTTCCAGGTATGAACAAATTAAATATATTGTACAGAATCTAGAGACAAAAGAAAACATATATAAGATCTTAGAGGTTAACAAACTTCTTAGTAAAAAGAAGACTAAACTAATCCTGATTACCTACGATTCTTTCTTATTTGACTTTTGTCAAGAAGATGGCAAAACATTGCTAAAAAAGATTAAACAGATCCTAGAAGGTAACGATATGGTAGTCAAACATAAGTACGGAGTAAACTATGCTTTCTAATATATTATCAATATTTATTAACAGTAAATTAAGGTTATGAAAACAGAGGAATTTTTGGAAATAACATCGGAATCAATTATGAATAAACTTTTTTGTACTTTCTCTCCAAAAGAGTCTGTAGAAGACACTCTAAGAGATATAAATAGGGAGTACACAATCCTATATAAAAAAATCTTTGTTTTATCTTCCCCAGACTCAGAAGAATATATGTGTACATATAACATTGAGATAGAAGGAGGCCAGACTAAGATTCTGCCTAATACAATTTTACTCCACAGAAAGAAAGAGTCTAATACTTTATATACTATAAACGCTCTGAACACTTTGATCAAGACTTTAAATAACGGTGTTCTAGATTCTACTTTTCCTATTAACTGGCCTGACTACAAGAACTCTATCTTGTTAACTCAAGGAGAAGACCTCAAAAGGCTTAATACTACTATCCACAAGATAGTTGCTATTTAACTAGAAAGATTAATTTTTCTATCTAGCATTCTTGTCTTATTTTTATCGAAATTAGTTATATTATGGATATATCAGTTATCAAATCAAGATTGTCGGCTCTACAAAATCCACGTGGAGGACAAAAGAAGGACCTAAGCCAAACTATTTGGAGGCCTACCGTGGGTAAACACTCAGTACGTATTGTACCTTCTGTGTTTAATAAACAAAATCCATTTAAAGAAGTCTACATGCATTATGGTATCAATAATCGTACCATGATGAGTTTGAGTAACTTCAATGAAAAGGATCCTATTGTTGAATTTGCTCAAGGACTTCGCAAGTCAAGTGAACGTGACAATTGGCAACTAGCTAAAAAGCTTGAACCAAAAATGCGTGTATTTGCACCTGTGATTGTTCGTGGTGAAGAAGACAAGGGTGTTCGCCTTTGGGAATTTGGTAAACAAGTCTACATGGATTTGCTTTCTATTGCTGAAGATGAGGATGTAGGAGATTATTCTGATCCAATTACTGGTCGTGACATTACAGTTGAAACTGCCGGTAAAGAAACAACAGGCTTGATGTACAATACATCTACTGTTAGGGTTAGAACAAAAACGACTCCGCTTTCT